GCATTAAAACCTAAGGCGGATTTTTAAATGCAGTTTTTCTACGATGGTCAGATAAGACGTTACTTATTACAAATAATAAGATTATTCAGTAATTTCACAGTCAAATACAGTGACGGAACTTTAAGAAGAGTTCCAGTTTCTTATGGAGATGCTGATAGACAAGCAGCATCCGTGATTAATCAAAATAGTGAAAACACTCTGGCTAGTGCTCCTAAAATTGCTGTTTATATTACTGACTTAGATTTAGACAGAACACGTTTGGGTGATCATAGTTTTGTTAGCAAAGTACACATTAGAGAACGAGATGTCGAAAACGGAAATTATACTGGAACACAAGGAGCCAATTATACTATAGAAAGATTAATGCCTACTCCGTTCATAATGACTGTAAAAGTAGACATATGGTCTACTAGCACCGAACAAAAACTGCAACTATTAGAACAAATTTTAACTTTTTTTAATCCTAGTCTTGAGATACAAAGCACTGATAATTATTTAGATTGGACTAGTTTAACTGTAGTAGAATTAGAAGATGTGGCATTTACCAGTAGAACTGTTCCTCAAGGTACAAGTATATCTATTGACATTGCTACTATAACTTTAAAAACTCCAATCTACTTAACACCACCAGCTAAAGTTAAAAAGTTAGGAATTGTAACAAATATTATTGCCAACGTTTTTAATTCAGGACAAGATTTAGAACCAGGATACATAGAAGGGTTAGGCATTGATACTAATGTAGGACAACAGAGTTTAACAGGATTTTTAGGATCTGAAAAAGTTAATGCAGGCAATTTATCAGTAGTAGTTTCTGGTAATGATATAAGACTCACTAATCCTACTGCAAGCTCTGGATACATAAGTTGGACTGTTTTGTTAGACATGCATCCTGGAAAATATCAAGCAGGATTAAGTAAAGTATTTTTATATCAAGAAGACGGAACCGAAGTAGTTGGCTATATTACCATAAATCCTATAACAGGAGACGAAACGGTAATGACCGCTAACTGGGATGTAGATACTTATCCAACCAATGATGCTATACCTGGGCCTTCAAGAGCATCGGCTAGTTGGGGAACGTTTGATGCCGTAGTAGATCCGCTAAATGCTGGGCCAAATGGTTCAGGACTTTCGCCTGTCGCAGGTACTAGATATCTAATAATTGACGATATTGGGCACGTTAATAATAGCGATGGAGCAGATGCATGGAAAAATTCTGACAATTCTGATTTTGTTGCTCTGGCTAACGACATAATTGAATGGGACGGCAGCGAGTGGCACATCGTATTTTCTGCTCAAGATAATTCAGATAACTTGATTTATCAAACTAATATCTATACACTAGTACAATATAAGTGGAATGGTATTAGTTGGGTAAAGAGTTTCGAAGGCGAATACCCAAGAGGCGAATGGAGACTAGAACTATAAAAGATTCGATTGAATGCTCGGGTGCATTTATTTTTGCAAGATCGACTCGCAGATTTTTGTTTCTACAAAAGCGTCACGGAAAGCACAGTGATAACTGGGTGCTAGTCGGAGGCACTAACAATCAGGGAGAGACTATTTTTCAAGGTTTACAAAGAGAAATAGAAGAAGAATTAGGACATGTTCCTGATATTTTAAAAACAATACCTTTAGAAAAATTCGTAAGTAATGATAGCCTTTTCAATTTTCATACATTTTTTTGTCTAGTAGAAAATGAATTTATTCCTATTTTAAGTGACGAACATCAAGCATGGGGATGGTTTCAATTAGATTCGCCTCCTAAACCTTTACATAAGGCATTGGATCTTAGTCTTCGCAATAAAATAATTCAGACTAAGATCCAATCAATCATAGATATTTCTGACAGTCTTTAAGCTTGCGCCTCACCCCAACGTAAAATAATATTAGAATTAACAGTTGTACCAGACGCTTTATAAACGTTAATTGCTAACACATCAGGCCCATTTGGATAAGTTCCTCTGCCACCCAATGTAGTATTAGTAAGTTCTTTTAATTCTGCTAGATCCAGTTCGCCGCTTTCTCCAGGTTGTGAAATAAATGAAAATACTGTTTCTCCTGGTAGTGCATATGGTGGTTGACCAAATCTGAAGGTAATTACTTCTGCTGGAGATTGAGCAGAAATACTAGTTTGATTAAATTGAACCCTATAGTAAGTTGTTCCATTAAATGTTTGTTCTGTGCTTACATTACTAATTCTAGTACCTGCTGGAAAATCACTTAATAATGTAGTTGTTCCTAAAGTTGTTGTTAATGTTCCGGCTACAACTGATGTCGAAACAACAAAAGTAAATGTAGTTGCACCCACAGTTGCTACAGTCCAAGTTCCATTAAGTTTAGTCTGTTCTGTTCCTGTAGCACCTGATATAGTAATTCTATTACCTACTCCGATTACGTTAGCAGTAGCGGCTATAGTACCAGTTACAGTTGTTGTTCCGTTGCCAATAAAATTAGTTATTGTTAAACTACTATCTATAGAAACTTCTGTACCTACTCCTGCACCATTAGTATTCACTAAATTAGTCCAGCTTGCACTAGTAAAAAAAACAAAGTTTGTGTTACCTGTACTTTGTCTTACACTTAGCTGCACGTTAGCAGCAGCATTTACTGAGCTAGTACTGTTTAAACTTGTATTGACTTGATAGTAAGGAGTGTGGCTAAAAGTTATTGTTCTACTGCCTGAAATACTAGCCGCTACTCCACTAAAGACAACTCTTGTGTAAGTTGTTCCTGCAAATGATCTACCTGTGTTAATTGTTGTAATTGTTCTTGGTGTTGGAAAAGTAGTAGCATCGTTAGTAGACGCTCCTACTATACTACAATCTAAAGGCAAATTATTCCAACTTGAAGAAGTAAAATATAAATTATCTAAATTATTTGAATAAGTTCCGCCTAGACTAAAAGTAGCATTGCTATCTCGACTAGCTCCAGTTGTAGTAGCACTCATAGTCAATGTGTACCATGTTCTTCCACTGCCTGACTGTATGCTGCTAACACTTGTTACAAAGGTTCCGCTTGGGAAGCCTCCGCCGTTAATTGTCATTCCTACAGTTGATACAGGGTTTACATTATTAGACCAATCGTTTGCTCTAGCAAAATATTGATTGCCACCAAAAAATATATCAAACTCTAACCTTACATTACCAGTAGTAAGTTGGTCAATAGTAGTTGCTGTTGGGCTAGGACTAGCAGAAATAGTAGTAATAGTCGTTCCTGAAGGATACTTGCCATCATTTATAGTTAAACCAGTAGAAGCTCCGATACTAGTCCAGCTTGCTTGTGTTGCATAAAAGAAACTAGATCCTGAAGATCTGTTAAATACCGAATTATTAGGTACGGTTAAATTACCGTTAATATCTGTTTGTAATGTCGCTCCTGCTGTTGTTTGAGCTCCACTATTCCATGTTACTGATCCGCCAGGAGCTATTTGTGCAAAGCTAGGCTGACCGCCGGCAGCTAGACTACTTAGTCCGCCCCATGAAATTTGACTAGGGTCAGTAGGATAGTTACTAGGATTTAATACACCTTCGACAACTATACCACCGGACCCTGTGTCTGATGTGATCGCTATGCCTTTTAACAGTAATTGAGCACGATTTAGTAATTCACGTTCTCCTAAATCACCAACAATAGCATTGCTAATACTTGGTGCAAGTCTAATTAGGAATGCAGTTTGTTTTGTAGTACTAACCGATACACCAGTACTTGCATAACTGAAGATATATCCTCGATCTTCGTCAAATAAGCCGTCCATTAAAAACGCACTCCCCCAATGACTAATAATTGGGCTAGTTGTACAGCTTACTAAAATTACACCTGTATTATATTCATGAGTGGCTGCTGATCCGGCAGTAAAAGTTCTTAATGCTCCTGCGATAAAACTAGTTAATGATGCAGATCTCGTACAGTTTAGTAAAGTATTTCCAGATTTTCCGTTATAGGAAATAAGTTCATTGTCGATATAAACAACTGCCGTTTCGTTAGGAAAATCTGATGCATCTACTAATGGCATACTAGTAGCTGCGGCACTTATAGAACTGGCTAGTTTACCTCTTGCTGATTCATTATGTACTTCGTAACGTACAGGCTGATTACCTGTTCTCATATAAGCTTCTGTATTAACGTTACTGTTTCTCATTCTATGAAAGAAGATAAAATTACCGTCGCTGCCTCGTAGCATAAAATCAATAAAACCTACAGCATACCAAGACCATTGCATACCAATCATTTGCATCTTAGTAATATCGATATTGAATCCGCTAGGACCCGTACCATCTAATCTATCAATATTAAAATCTTGTTGTTTAACTACATAATCTGATACTAGACAAATTTTAGCAGCTACGGCATCCACTGCTCCTCTGTAATCAGGAGCCACAGTCATCGATGTTTGACTGGTAATACGTGTAACTACGTGCGTCATGCCTTTGATAACAATTCTATCTCCTGCTTTAATTTGATCTCTAAATCTAGTATTAACTCCTGTCATCAGATTAGTGTCTTTAGTAATACTAACTACTCCTGCTAATTGTTGAGTAGAGCTACGTCTAACTACGGCAAAATCATTACCGTCGTATTGAAAAAATAATCCATTTTGATCGTCATGTGTGCCTGCACGGACAGTTGCACCGTGCCATTGATAAGTAGCCATTAAGGCATTTGGTCCTAATACAGCAGTTGTATTGGCTAATACTGTTTGTGCTAAGACCTTAAACTGACGTTCATTAATTATTTCAGTGACTGTATAAGTTCCGTTGTAACCAAAAGTTTCAATTCCTAAAATTTTTATTCTACTACCAATTTGTAATCCATGATCAACGTCGTCCATTACAAAAGTAATATCTGAACCTATAGTCACATCATCTGCTGTAGCACTTTGAATGTTTACACTAGGTGCAAACAAGGCGCCTGTACAATAGTTTACGCCTTTTCCTGATTGATAACGAATATATTTTTTACTCATACGAATAGCTTGCGAACCATGTTGCGGTCCGCCAGTGCCTAACTGAACACCGCCATCATAAGGTCGATGAACAAAGTATGCATCTGATCTTGTGTAAATTATACCAGTAAGAGCTACTGCTGTGTCAACAGTACCAGCAGTTCTTGCAGTGTATCTTAAACTAGTTACAGAAGGAACTTGTTCTACAAAAAATGGGCCAGCTGCTAATGAATGATTACTTCCGGTGCTGGTTATTCGTGTTGTAATGCTGGCGCCTGGAATTAATCCATGAGCTGTAGAAAAGCTAACTTCTATTAGAGCTATTCCGCTATAGTTTAAAGTTGTGGTCGTAGGAATAATAGCTGTTGTTACACTGCTTAATAAAATCACAGAATAAAATGATATACTGCTGCCTAATGTAGCAGTTCCAGTGACTACTATTGCTGAACTTATGCCGGAACCGCTTATTGCCGTCACTGAGATTAGCAAATCATTAGCAGGACTAGTTCCTCCTAAATTTGAACCTAAAATTAATATTTTATTTCCTACTCTGTAATTAGATCCTGCTACAGACACTGCACTAATTGTATAAGATCCTGCAGATTTGCTGATTGTAAATTGTGCACCTGATCCATTATTGGGCACGTTGTTTGCTGTTAACGCTGTGAATGTAGTGTCAGTGCCTACTGCATCACCGTTATAGCTAAACGACACAATTGATCCGCTCACACCTAACGTTATTACAGTAATTTCTAAATCATTAGTAGGGCTGGAGCCACCTAAGTTTGTACCTAAAATTGTAATTACATCACCAATATTATAATCAGTGCCAGCATTATTTAAAGAAACAGCATAAGTTCCAGCCGAGGAATCTCCTAAATCACTGCGTATAATATTCCAAGTCGCACCTGTTCCTGTAGCAGTTGAGTCTACGGCTGTGACAAAATCTTGTGATATATTACTATAAGTAAATGTTTTTACTACTGAAGTTCCAGTAAAAGTTATAGCAGTGATAGTTCCTGATCCACCTATACTAGAAACTGTAACTGTGATATCATTAGTTGGGCTTGTACCTTCTAAGGATGTGCCTTCTATCGTAAGTTGGTCGCCAATATTGTAACCTGTTCCTGCATTGTTTATGGTTACTGTATCATAAACATTGTTAGTTCGAGTAACATTAAATGTAGCGCTAGATCCTGAGGCTGCTACAGTAGTACCTGATACAGACGAATAACTAGCGGCGCCTCCGGTAAACCCTACTGTCGTTGGTCCAGACAATGATACTGTTGATCCTACTATTTGTGTAACAAAAATAGAAGTGCCCGACCCATTGTCGATAGCAGAACCTTCTGCTATACCAGAAACTGAATCAAATACGATACTAGTGGCACCTGAACTAACAGTTGTGTTCACTGTTTGAGTAGCCACTATACCTCCAGATCCTATCACTCCTGATACTTGTGTACCAGTATCTATACCTGTTCCGGTTATTGGAGATCCAGTTGAAGGAGCAGTGCCAGTAAAGGCTAATCTATTAGAAGATATTGTTGTAGAAAAAACTGTATCAATTGTGCCTGTAGTTCCGTTAGTAGCTACACTAAACACTGGACTACCTACAGGCGCTCCTGTATAAAATTCTGCTTTTCTAAGCTGTGTATATGTAGTCGCTAGTACTTGGCCGTTAGCACTGCCTACTTTAGCTGTTGCATAATAAGTAAAAGTTGTTGCGGTAGGAATAGAATTTACTAAAAACGTACCTTCAGCTCTACTAAATCCTGTAATAGTATTCGCAAGAGCTTTAATTGTAAAAGGCATCGCTAATGTAAAACCATGGGCACCAGAAGTAGTTACTGTGATTAAACTAGAACCTACTCCGGTTATAGCATTTCCAGTGCTTGCATCTGTAGTAACATTTACTACTGAAGTATCAGATCCAGGAACTTCATATGAGCTAGGGTAACCTCTAAGAAGTCCAATAGCTTGCCATTTAGTAGGCTGTAATCCATATTCGAAGTCAGCATCAAGCATACTTTGTGATGCTGCTACTCGCATACGTTCAATGGCATCTGTACCATAATCATATGGACGTACTCTAGTTTCTTTTTCTTCTACAAAAATTTGTATATCATCAAAAGCAGTAGCAGAAGATGTGTCTGCTTCTAGATAAATTGTTGTTACATAATCTGAACGATCTCTAAATGCTCCAAAATTATTATCTTTATAGAAAAAATTACTTACATAACCTGTATCTACTATAACTGAGGCTCCTAAACTTGGTGCGGCAAAATTAAACAGCACTGTATTGCTGGTAGAGTTAGTGATTAACAGCAGATCATTTATATCAAATTTTCCTAGCAGTCTAATGGTAGAAACTCCGTTAGCCAATGTAGGCAAACTGTCTAACCCATTTTGTAATACTGCTATAAAACTGTTAGATAAAGATGTAATTCTTGACGCTGCTCCTGCTTCTCCAACTGTTCCAGTAGTTACTTGAGCTTCCGTCACTGGACTTTGTTCTGAAGTGTAAATCGTTTTAGTGATTATGTTATTGTTAATTAAATTACGTACAAATGTTTGTGCAGTAATTTCAGGTAATCTATCTCCGCTTAGTTGCGGAATGCTACCATTCCAGAATCTTGAAGCAATATAATATATTCTAGCATTTCCACCGTAGCGCAAATCATGTAAATATGCATCTATAACTAGTCCAATATCTCTATCGCATTTTGAATCGTCGTATACATATCCAGCGTAATTATAAATCGAGGATACTGTTGCAGGTAAAGTACTTAAACCTCCATCGATTACATCTATAATGATAGGCTTTAAATTATTTGTAATGTTAGTTGCAACACCGGCTTCACCGTTTGATCCTGCTAAACTTTGTGTAGTAACGACTGGGCTTTGTTCGCTTACATAAGTTACACCTGGTAAAATATAATCTGTAATAATTGTAAATATTTGTTCGAACCCAAGAATTTCTTGTGTAGGGCTGATGAGTTGGGCAACACCTCCTTGCCAAAAATTTCTTGCAATGTCGATAGTTTTTTCATTGCCGCCATATCTAACATCATAAGTAATAGCATCTAATAATAATCCGGTATCACGTCTACAAGAAGCTTCGCTGTAAGTATATCCAGACCAAATTGGCCCACCTCCTGCAACTCGAGCCGCTACCCAGGCAATGATCTCGTCTTTAATAAATTCTTTGTTATTAATCAATCTTGATACTGAATTTGGGTAAAGATTTTCAGCATTATCTTCTGTTATTCTAGCATCGATGTATGCAACTGCTTCTGCTTTGATAAATTCTTTGTTTGCTTGAATCAAAGAATAAGCATTAGGATAGGCATTAGAAGAGTATGAAACTCCTGGTAAAAATACATAATCATCTATCTTTCTTTTTCCCATCTATATCTCCATTATCCGCCTAAAGCTACTGCAAATGCAGCAGCAGTGCTATCAACATAATCTTTACGAGTAGCTTTAGAACCATCTGATGGTGGATCATTAATTGTTACTTCGTCTACTATTATATTAGTAGTTGTTATATTAGTAGTTGTTAAATTCGTTATTGTACTTGTCGATGCTGTTAGTTCTGTGAACGTGCCTTCCGCAGCCAACGTTTGTCCAATATTAACATTATCAATATTTCCTACACTGCTTGAATTTATAATTACAGTACCTAATAGACCAGTAGGTGCAATATTAATTATTGCATTATTTCCAGTTAGTGTTAGATTGTTGTTTACTTGTAAACTATTTAAAGTAGCAGTTCCTTGCGTAATTAATGTTGTGAATGAGCCGGTACTAGGAACGGTTGTTCCAATGCTCATATTATTAATTTCTCCTGGGGATCCTGCTTTATTTGTTATTGTTATTACACCATCTAATACACTTAAATTGTTTGTACCTATAAGTAGGTTAGTAGCAGTTAACGTATCAGAAACTTCAAACCCGTATTCGGATTTTAAAGGACTTTGTATAATTGTAGTTGGGCCCGAGTAAGGAGCTAATTCTCCTATAGTTTCTGTATAGTTAGCTCTAAATATTAGTTTTGCACCTTGAAATTCTGAACTGGCTGTTGCTAGTAAGGTAACATAGCTGTTATTAACTAATACCGAAAACGTTGCAATATTAGTTGTCGTTCCTACTCTTCCGTAATTAAGAATATTAACAGTATTAGGACTAGCAGTTAATAATATTTTTAAAGTTTCTTTGACATTACTATTATACTCTATAGTTATAGTATAATCTGCACTAGAAAAATCGCCAACAAACCACTTATCTATTTCAGTATTAGAAAATATCTGAATCCATTTGCCCTTATGTGACCAAGCAGTTCCAGATTTAATTCGTAAAGTTGAGTTCGGGCCTTGACTAAAATAGTCTGAAAATGTTAACATGTAATTCTACCAATATAATAGTATTTATCATAGATTATATCAGCAGACCAATGCTCAAACATTGGTTATTTTAATCAGTTTTTGATGTTCGGGCAAGTACAAATATTCTATATCGCTACGGATTAATGTGTCGATTGCATCATCTAGTGTTTCCACCAGGGGATCCCCGCCTAAATTAAAACTGGTATTGAATATAATTGGTATATTTGTTTGATTATAAAATTCTTTAATAAGTTGATAAAAATGGTAATTTTGCTCTTCTGTAACAGTTTGAATCCTACAAGTTCCATCAACATGTATAATAGATGGAATTTTTTCTGCCACACCTGATTTACAATTTACTGCATACATCATATGAGGGCTTTCGTCTTTTCCTCTTAGATCAAACCAATCATGTACCATTTCTTTTATAATTGTGCCGGCAAAAGGTCTGAAATATTCTCTACGTTTAACATTGTTAACAAAATCCTTTCCGTCCTCAAAAGTTGGATCAAATAATATGCTTCTGTTTCCTAAAGCTCTAGGACCATTTTCGCTACGTCCTTGAAAAATTGCTACAATATTTTTTTCTCTTAGTAGTTTAACTATGTCTGAGTAATTTACATCTGTAATTTCACCGTCAATAGGTTTAATTTTTTCTAGAATTTCTTGTTCGGTATATGTATATGCAGGTCCTAAATATAAGCCATTGTCTTTTTGTTTTTCATTACTTTGAGACAATTGATGATAAAACATTAATCCAGCTCCTATAGCAGTTCCAGCATCATTACTAATTGGTTCTACATATAATTCTATACCATCTTTACGTAACTGCTCAAGATAGTAATAATTCGCCACACAGTTTAGTCCATATCCGCCGCTCAGTACAACTTGTTTTTTTCCAGTAAGCTCTACGGCTTTGTAAATTAATTTTAAGACTTGTTCTTGAGTTTGAGTTTGAACTGCATATGCTAGATCTCTGCGACTCTGTAAATGTGTAACATCTGTTTTTTCATCTACTACTTGTTCATCTAAAAAATTATATAATTCTGAATTTACTTTAGCGCCATTAGGGTAGTTAGGAACAATTAAATTTCTATTACTTAAAGAAAATTTGCCTGAATCATCAAATAGTTTTGGAAAAGTAGTATTTTCTTTTCCGTAAGGAAATAGCCCCATGGTTTTGCCTGCTTCTATACTAGAAAATCCGCAATATTCTGTTACACCTTCATATGTTTTGACTATGCCTGCTCTATCTGAAAGAATAGCTTCATGAACTGAATCTTGTTCGCCAAAAATTCCCGAATCTAAATTTAAATAATGCGCACCTAATATAGTTTCGCTTGTGCCATAATTTTTATAGCGTGTTTTAAATGTAGAAGGATATTCGCAGTCAATAATACTTTCTACTTCCCAGACAGTCATTGGTTGATCATTGTAAGAAATATTAATGAAAGTGCCAGCACCGTCAACAATAAGACTCACAGCACTATCAAATCCCGATCTGTAAAATGCACAAGCACTATGTAGCTTATGATGAATAAAACTTAAATCAATAACTTGCGGGTGTGCGTATATATTTTCTTTTCTACTAATTAATCCTAGTTTTCTAGCTAATCCAGTATAAACATCGTCACCTGTATAATCTACTCTACCAGCTGTTTCGTTTAGACGTTGAGTGTGAGCAATTACAAGATAATCAATCTTATCTGTGTATTCTAAAATTTTCATCATGGATGCATACGGACCGCCGTCATATTTCTGACGACTTAATCTTTCTTCTTCTATGCTAAAAACAATTTCACCGTCTTTAAGTAAGCAGACTCCAGCATTATGTCCTCTAGCAATAGCCGCTATATATCCTGTTTTTAATCTAGGTGTCTTATTCATCATTTCTTCTTTTTATTTAAAATTGTATTAATAACAAAATCGTGAATATCTGAATTCATGGTCATGATATTTTCATGTTTCCGATCAATTCTTTCGTCTACTGTTATTCTTATGGGACTATATTCTCGTGTATCTTCGCCCATGTCTAATATATTAAAAAACGAACAGTTTGGATAACTGACATTAATAGGAAAAGTTGATCCCATTACTACTGTAGATTCCTTACCTACTGCATATGCTAAGTGTTGACCTACACTGTCGCATCCAAAGAAATGATTAGCATATTTGATTACTGCTGCCCACTGTCTTAAATTTAAATTTTCAGGCGCAGCAACATCATCTTTGTATTTTTCTTCTCTTAGATCCAATTTAATTTCGCTCATCATAATCACAGCGTAATTATTTTCTTGTAGTTTTCTAATTAAAGCTTTGACATCTTTATATTCTATACTACGACTTGTAGTATCAACAAAGCTTTCGTCTATGTATTGAATACCTCGGCCAAAAGGCTGAAACACTATTACTTTTTCTTTTTTTAAAGTTTTTTTGACTTCTGATACTAGTTGTCTGCCTGTGACTAATTCTTCTTTGGATAACAAAAGTGTAGGTTTTGGTAATTCTCTAATACCTTTTTTGTTAATTTCTATATCAAATGCTTGAGCCAAACTGCATTGTTGATTATAATATTCCCAGACCCTGTAAGGTTCAAGACTAATGATATCTTTATCTTTGAGTTTTTCTACAAATAGGTGTTTATGCCATATATCGTAAGTTCTTTTATCTAAAGTCGGATGACCTTTATAAAATTCAGTTCCACCTTCGCAGACTATGATAAAATCTGTGTCTCCAGATTCTTGCTCATATTTTTCAAAGGCTGGAATGGAACAAATAACTCGGCCTGCGCCACCATTAATAAAAAATGCTTTGGATCTACTCATTAAAACTCCAAAAAAAAGTCTAACGTTACTATATATCTATTGCCAAGTAACGTTAGACTAATTTAGAATTTATCAGTAGTATTTTGGAGGATTAGCCGGAAATGGAATTTTCCAATGGTCTATGCCATCGTAGTTGGTTTCTAAGTTTCTTAACCAATTAATATAATCAGTCAGTGCTTGACGTTCTTCGTCGGTGTAATCATTGTTGGCTAGAGACTGTTCCATAGCCCCGACTAATACTGTAGAGCTTTGGATTACACTTTCTCTAGTAAGATTGTGTGTTCTGAAACTTGGTTGAGTAAACTGTCCGTTAATATATTTTATATCAAATGATTGATAATTTTGATCTATTGCGCCGCCAGAATAAGTATAGGTAAATGTACCTTTGTTATCAGGCAGTGTCTCTTCGTAGTCAGGCACGGCATCATTTTCATATTGATGTGTAATATAAGCAGCTTCAAACGTATGTTCGCTAGCATCAATAACTACAAAATCTGTTTCTGGATCATTGTCCACTAACAGTTCGGTACGTAAGTCAGCTTGTGATTCAGCTGATGCAGCTACATATCTAATTTCTCCGGTGGGTGTATGTACACACAAAGCTAAAAATCTTGGTCCGAAGTATGTGGCTTGTACCGTTTTATTTAAATTTGTTGTTGTCTTATATGGCTCATCTGATAAAGCTATCGTAAAAAACTTACGCATTGTAAACTCCTATTTTTTAATTAACTAATAAATCTTATTCTAACTGCGCCCATGCCGCCACGATAACCATTGTCTCTGAAGCTGTCGCAAACACCAATTCCTGGTGCACCCCACCCATAAGGCATAAAAGATACACATCCGGTGGCTTCATAGCACCCGCATGGTCTGTTACTAGCCCAACAATAATTAGCCATACCAGCTGCGCCAGATTGTGCGTTAACACCTAGTCCCTTTTGCGCTCCGGCAAGACCTTGGCCAGGAACTGGAGCGTCTGGAGCATCATCTCCAAATACATGATTGATCATAGGAGGACTAACACAACTCCATACTCCACCAGGTCCTGGAATGTGCATAAGGGTACAGCATCTTGATGTAGCCGTACCAGCGCAACAATAAAAAGTCGCACAACTTAATGCACCGTTGACATTAACATCGCCGCCGACAGCTGATGCTACAAATGTTTGACTAGTTCCTATATTACATATAGTTCCGCAATTGCCAGATAAACCATTGTTAGTGCCGCAATAGCCTGCTGCAAAGAAACAACAATATCCTCCATTGCTAGTAGAACATATACTACAGCCGCCGCGACCTCCTTGGGCACAAATACAACCGTTAGTGCCGTTACCAAACCAACATATACAAGTAGATTCAGAACATCCTCTGAAATTTAAAGTATCAGCATTACCACAGGCAAAACCTATCGTTCCAGTAACATAGCAACCAGCAGTTACACTAACGCATTTCTTAGAATAAGCTGCTGCATTACCTG